CCTCGGCCTGCAGCACGGCCTGCGCGAACTGGCCGGCGGTCATGCCGTCGGCGACCGCCTTGCTGGCGAGCTCCGCGTGTGCGGGACCGGCCGCCTTGGCGGTCGCGAGGATCTCGGTCACGCGCGCGCGCTCGCCGCGGGCGCCTTCGGTGACGCCGGCCGCGTGGCCTTCCTGGTGCACGGCGGCGAATACGGCGGGATGGTCCGCCTTGAGTTGATCGCGATTCATCGCGGATCGTCCTTTCGCAGAAGTGGTTGAAGACACGCGCGCACCGGCGCTGGACCGCATCTCATCGATCAGCGCGGTCAGCGTGGAAACACCGTCCACGAGGCCGGCCTCGATGCCCTGCCGTCCGATGAACACACGGCCATCGGCCATGCGGTTGAGCACGTCGTCGACCAACACGCCGCGCTGCGCGGCGACGGCCTCGACAAACACTGAATAGAGCGCATCGACTTGCTGCTGCAGAGTGGCGCGGCCCTCATCGCTGAGGGGCTGATAGCTCGACGCGACGCGCTTGTACTTGCCCGCGGTGATCTCGGTGGTCTTGATCCCGAGCGCTTCCTCGCGCCGGCTCACGTCAACGTGCGTGGCGACGACGCCGATGCTGCCGGTGAGCGTGGTCTCGTCGGCGATGAGCACGCGCTCGGCGGCGCTGGCGATCCAGTAGCCGCCGCTGGCTGCGACGCCGCTGACCCAGGCCGCGACAGGCTTGGACTCGCGCACGGACTTGACCATGCCGGCCAGCTCCATGACGCCATCGACCTGGCCGCCGGGGGAGTCGATCTCCAGGATGATCGAGGTGACTGCCGGGTCGTTGGCGGCAGCGGCGAGCTGATTGGCGACCTTGCGGGTGCTGGTGCCGCCGCTGATGTCGGTGAACAGGTTGGCGCGCTTGGCGAGCACGCCGACCAGGGAGACCACCGCGACGCCGCCGTCGTAGACGGTGTAGGGTTTCTCGGCATTCGCGAGCGGCTGACCGAGCCGCGCCTCCACCGCCTTGAGGTCGATCTTCTCTCCGCGAAGGTGGGTCTCGTAGACCGCGCGGATCTCCAGCAGCTTCTCGGGCTGCAGTGCCCACGGGCTGGTGACCACGTCGATGAGTCGCATCGCCTAGTTCTCCGTGTCGTCTTCGCTGTCGTCTTCGGCGCCGGCGTTGTCGTCGGCGTTGTCGTCGGGCAGCTCGCCGCCTTCGTCCTCCGCGTCGCGTGAGTCGTCACCGCCTTGCGGCATGACCGGCGCAGCCAGACCTGCGGCCTCGCGGGCCTTGACTTCGAGCACGCGCTGCTGGTGCTTGTCTTCCCAGCTCACTCCGTCGAAGGCAATGCTTTCCGCATCGAGCGTGCTGATGCCCAGGTTGACCCGAAGCAGCGCGGCCTTGACTTCCTTCTCCGGGTCTATCGCGCCCGGGGAGTCGCCGATCCAGGCGGCGGCCAGCCAGGCGGCCCGCATGATCGAGTCGTTGAACATGCCGGGCGCGCTGAGCCGACCGTCGAGCACGAGCTGCATGACGACTGCCTCATAGGCGGGCTGGCACAGTTGCCAGGCGAGCACTTGCCGGCGCTTGCGGAAGAAGCGCCAGGCTTCGAGCAGCGCGGCGCGCGCCGCCGAGTAGCTGGACTTGAAGTGCTTGATGAGCACTTCGAGCGGCAGCTCCAGCCGCACGCCGATCTGCTGCAGCACCGCAACCACGAATGGGTCGAAGCGCGCATTGGGTCGGCCGGGGTTGGCAATCTCGATGGCCTCGTTGTCGGCCAGGCCGACGACCGCGCCGGGCCCGAGCGCAAGCTCGTTACTGGCCAGCGGCGGCGCGGCGCCGCCGTTGGGCCCAGGTGCGTTGGCGGCCGGCGCGCCGACGGCGCCGGTCTCGCCTTTGACGAACACCGTGAACATGGCACTGACCACGGCGGCGGTGACCTCGGCCTCGGTGTAGCGGCCGAGCTGGTGCAGCGGCTCCATGACCGGCGCGAGGTACGGTACGCCGCGGCGCTGGCCGGGGCGAGTGATGTCGGCAAGCTGCAACAGGTTGCGCCGACCGTACTGGCCAAGGAAGCGCACCTCGGTCCAGGTGGTGCCCTTTCTGGCGTAGTCGCCCGGGTGGCGGTCGGCGATGTGCGCCGCCGTCACCCGGCCCTGCGGATCGACCGCGATGCCGCCGGCCAGCTCCAGCGTGTCGCCGGCGTGGTCGGGGTTGCTGACGCGGTCGGCCTCGATGAGCTGGATCTGCGTGCGCGCGATCGCGTCCTGCGGCCCGCTCTCGGTCAGCAGGCCGAAGCAGTCGCCCGACTCCAGCGCTGAGCGGAACGCCAGTTCTTGCAGTTGGTAGAAGTTCAGCCGCTGGCTCACGTCGCACCAGGCGGGGTTTTCGGCCCACAGCTCGAACAGCATGCGCGCCTGCTCGCCCCACTCGCGCGCCTGCGCTTTGGTGATGCCGAGCAGGCGCCAGCGCGGCGAGGGCTTGACCGACAGGCCGGTGCCGACCACGCTGGTGGTGACGGTGTTGACCGCGCCGCCGGCCAGCGGGTTGTTGCGCACCATGTCGCGCGAGAGCGAGCGCAGCCGGCTGATGGAGCCGAGCGTGGCGCGGTCGGCGCTGGTGTTGGCGGCGTTGACGGCGCGCGTGGCGCTGCGCGTACGGTCGGCGCCCACATAGCCGCCGTCGTTGCTGAAGTAGGCGAGCATGCTGCGCGCACGCACGCGCCGCATCTCGGCCTCGGGATCGAACCAGCCGACGGCTCGATCCAGCAGGTTGCGCTTGACGGGCAGCATCAGCGCGCGACCACGTACTTGATGCGACCCAGCGGGCCGCCGCCGGTGCCGGACAGCAGGTCGCTGACTTTGCGCTCCCACTCCTTGCGGCGCATCGCGATCTGCTCCAGATCGGCGCGCGTGAGCCGCTTGTCCTGGATGGCGGTGCTCTGCCCGTACTGCAGGATCTCGCGCTCTGCGCGCAGGTACAGGTCGAGCATGTACTGCGCGTCGGTCAGGCTGATGGCGCTCATGCTCAACGCACTCCGATCAAAGCACCCGCGACGGGCGCACGTAGTAGCTGGACTCCTCGGCGGCGATGAGCGCGCCCGAGGCTTCCCAGCGGTAGAACCACTGCCCGGCCTCGGTTGCGGCGGGCAACGTGACCTGGTATCTCCCGGTAGCCGGGTTGCTTAACTGGCCGCCGGTGTAGGCGGTGAGCACGCCGCTCGGCGAGCGCACGCGCAACACGGTGGTCGCGGCGACCGCGGCGCCCGCGAGGTTGAACCAGGTGACACTCAGCGTGACCGCGTCACCCGTGTCGAACTCGTCCATGAGCTGCCCGTTGCAGTGGTGCTAGGTGGCGCGCGCTTGCACGACCGCGCGATTCGACTGCGCGCTCAGGATTGCTTGCGGCGCCTGCGCGCGGAGCTGTCCATAGCCTGTTGCGCGCGCCGTCACCTGCGCGGCGGCCGCGCCGATGCTTGCTGCACTCACAACGGCGCCGCCCTGCCTGCGCTGCGGAACGCATCAAGCACGGCGCCCCTGAAGTCGCGCTCGTACACGCGGCGCGCGATGCCGAGGAAGTCGAGCCGCGGGCCGTAGTTGGGCGGGCGGATGAACATGAGCCAGGGCTGAATCGCAGTGCCAAAGCCTGTGAACACACGGCGCCAGACGCCAGGCGCCAGCAGCTTTCCGCCTCTGTGCCTGCCCGCTCCGCGAAGATGAGGCATCACCAGGAAGAACTCGAAGCCGTAGCGCTTGCGGGTTCCCTTGGCCATCTTCGATTTCTGTTGCCACGTCACGTTCGCGTCGTAGCCGCCGTCGTTGAAGGTGCCCAGATACGCCAACACCTTGACGATCTCGCTCGCCTTCACGTTGCCGTGCTGGTCGAGTGGCACGCTCGACCCGGGTGCGACGACGTAGCCCTCGGGCAGGATGCCTCGTTTGCGCAGGCGCCGCTCGAAGGGCTTGAGGTTGCGGGCGCCGCCGCCGATCTGCGTGCGCATGAAAACGCGCTCGCGGTTGTACAGGTCGCCGTACTCACCTTTGAAGATGAGCACGCCTTCCTCGAACTCCTGCGGCAGCGGCCGGCTGGCGCCGGTGTACTGGCGTCTGCCCGCCGCCAGGATGGTGAGGCTGTCGAGCGTCCAGCGCGTCGGCCGGTCGAACACGCGCGCCATCTCGACGCGCACCTCGCTGCGCGCCTGGCCCAGCGTCTTGTTGATCGCGATGGCCATGCGCTTCTTGACCTCTTCCTGCGGCAGCCGATCGACGAGCGACTGCACTGCGCGGAAGTCGCCTTGCACCTGCACCTGCAGGCCGGCGCTACCGGACGCAACGGAAAAGGCCATGAAAAAGACCGGAGCGCCCTTGCGGGCGGTCCGGTCCCACTGAATCAGAAAGTGCCCGAATTTTGAGGGAAAGTGTCGCCTCAGGTCGAGGACAAAGTTGTCGCCTCTGGGGGCGACACTTTTTCACTTGCCTGCTGCGCAATGATGTGGTGATGGACCGAGTACACGCGGCGCGCGAAGGAGTTGCGCAGCGTGTACCAATGCTGCCGCCCGATGCCGAGCAGTGCTGCCGCGTGCTTGACGCTCTTGGGCCTGTAGCGGTAATGCACCTCGAAGACGCAGCGGTCCAGTGCGTTGACAGGCTGGCCGATGATGGCCAGATGCAGCGCAGCGAGTTGCGCGCTCAGCGCGGCATCGGGCCCGCCATCACCCGGCCGGCCGGCCACGCGCTGCACGCGGCCCAGCAGGCTCGGCAGGTTGGGCGGCGGCCCGAAGTAGCGGCGCGTCTCGCACCAGCGCGCCCAGGCCCAGCACAGCTCATCGATGTGCTCGGGCAGCGCGCCGCGGGCCTCGCGCTCGGCAAGGTCTTCCGCGCTGCGGTCGCCGCCCACGGAGGCGAGGCGGCGCTTCACGGTGACGGTGCGGGTGACAAGTCGGCGTTGGGTGGTGTTGTCAGTCATAGTGCATTGACCCCTTGGGAGTACACGCGCCGCGCGCGCGGCGCACCGCTTTGCCGCAGCGGCAGGCGCAGCGCGGCCAGGGCGAGCAGCCAGCAATCCAGCGCTTCGTTGCGCGGACGCTTCTGCACCCACTCGTACACGGGGCGGCCGCCGCGCATCTTGGTGACGAGCTTCTCGGCGGTGAGCTGCTCGAAGTACTCGTCATCGAAGGCGGCCGACTGCGGGAAGTGGATGTAGCCCGGCCCGGGCTTAACCAGGCGCAGGCGCGACAGCAGCAGCGCCTTGCCCTGATCGACACCGATTGGCTCGTAGGGCCTCGGCTTGCCCGCCTTGCGCAGGCGCTGCCGGCGCGCGCGATCGTCTTCGACGAAGGGCTTGCCGGGACCGGGCATGCCCTTCGTGGCGGCCAGCCAGGCGCGGCCCTTGACGGCGGCGTAGACGAGGCTGGTGTTGAAGCCCGAGTCGATGCAGCCGGCGTGCACCTGCAGGTCCTGCAGCGCCTGGTGCATCTCTGTGTACACGTCGGGCTGGGCGGTGTCGCCGGGCAGGATGAGGTGCTCATGCAGCCAGCACTCTTCACCCTCGCCCCAGTCGGCGACGGTGACCTCCAGCCGGTCCTTCTGCACGTCGACGCCGGCGGTGCGGGCGACGATGCCGGGCAGCGGCTCGGGGTACGCCTCGCGCCGAGTGATGAGGCCGACCGCGTGCACCTCTTCGCCCTGCTCCTTGTGCGGCAGGCCGAGCTGGGTATTGACGAAGGTCTTGTAGGTGCCGGTGCTCTTGATGGCCTCGACGTAGTCGCGCGCGAGATCGAGCCAGCTGGGCGCCAGGCCCATAGCACCGAACAGCGCGGAGTAGTGAAAGCCCGCCACGTGGCGGCCCGGCTGCTGCGGCAGCCAGCGGCCGTGCGCGTTCATGCGCGGCTTGTGGTGCTCACCGATGGTGGCGCCGCAGGCGCCGCAGACGTACCAAGCGGCGTCGAGCTGCTCGGAGTACATGAGGCGCCCGCCTTGATGCTTGGCGCCGGGCAACAGGTGCTTGTCGTCCCACTCGAAAGCGATGAGCGCCGTGCAATGCGAACAGGGCACGTGCCACACGCGCTGATCGCTGCCGGCCCAGAGGCGGGCGATGA